GCAGCAGTGGCAATTGCCTTTTCAAGAACAAGGAACAGTCGGCGCACGTTAATGCGGTCAAATGCACTTGGGCGAGAAAGAGCAGTTTTGTCACCAAAGAGTGTAACACCTTGACCGGGGAAATCAACCACTGGGTTGATCCGAGCCTTATAGAGAATGTCACGATCTGCCTTCTGTGGATTATATGCAAGTTTAACTGCACCACGAACACTACCACGATTATAACCAGCGGGTGAGAACCAAGGGTCAGCAACAGCATCTGTATTTGCACAAAGACCAGCAATATCACCGTTCAAGGGAACAAATCGAAATACATCATTGTATTTGTCATACATATATTTGTATCCACTATCGAATACCACGTAAGAAGATGATGGACATTTGTCAAAAGCAGATTTAACATTTTCTGTTTGAGTAATGGATGATGTAACACCAACCACTGAACTACGATAAGGAGATACAAAACCAACGCAATCTTTACGCAATTCAACAAGGTCTGTGATCATTGTTACCAGAGTATCCTGACCTGCTTCTGTGTCTGCCACACCAGAACTTGGACCACCCATAATTAGGTTGATGTCAAGATTTTCTGTGTCTGCAAACTTGTCATATGCAAGTTCAAGTTCACCAGCAGTTACAGCATAATCATCCGTTCCACCTGTTAGGGTGTCAATAACAACACCGGGCACTACTGTATAGTCAGTGCCTGTAGCAATATCTGTGCCCCAATTAGTACCAGAAGAAGTATGGTCTGTCCAGTAGATGAAACTAGAAGTACGGAAAATAACATCTGCGTAGTAGTTATTACCACCCTGTACTGTCTTTGCACTTGGGTTCTTAGACATACCTTCGAACACTTCAATGACTGAAGATGTGCGCTGTCCTTTAACATCCACATCAAACCCAGTGATGTCACCAGTTTTATCATAAACTACGACATGTAGTTCATCTAGTTCACCACGAGCATTTGCAGTTGACCAATCTGATGTGCCAGGAGCATTGTTAAATAAATCACTGAAACGCCAACGACGGCGAATATATGAATTATCAGGAATGGCTGTCTGAAGTCCGGCACCAGCTGGATCATCAAGAAGCCGAATGGTTAGAGTTTCACTAGAAATTGCTGTGACTTCATATTCTACATTACCCGATTCTACTTTCACATCTGTGGTGAATGCGATAGGAATATCATCTGCAACTGTAATTGCTTTGTCAAGAACAAGAGTATTTTGGTTAGTAACTGTTACAACTTTAACCACTACATCACCATCAGAGATGCCTGCACCAACAACACGTTGACCAACTGCAATTGTACCAGAGTTACCATCAACCACAAGATTTTTGGAAGCAACAGTAATCGCACCATTACTAACAGCAGTAACAGAATTGTTCGTAACGAACTGAATAATGTCCCCAATTACGATTGAAGCTGATGTTGCGTCTTGATTATCTACTGTAATAGATAGATCACCAATCGCAGCGGCACCATTAACTTGGTTGAGTGTACCTAATTGTTGACTAAATGCTGCGGGGCTTGCACAGATATCAACACCAAGTGAGTTACCGTGAGTACCAGCAGTACGAGCAGCCCACTCACCATGAGAACCCTGACCTGTGGAGAAACTGGCTTCATAATGATCATCGTCACGAATGAGGATACCACTATTTGCACCAGCGTTTAAAATTGCGGATTCTGCACGAACCACACGGAGAGCGTCACCATACTGCAAGAAGTTTGCAGAAGTGAACCACCACTCAAAATTTGAACTATTTGGCTTACCAAATGTCTGTAGTAACTGTTCTTCTGAATTAATCACAGTAACCGCACTAACTGGACCTTTTTCAAAAGGTCCGGCGATTGCACCGATAGACGTAGATACAGCAGGAACAACATTTGTAAGGTCAATTTCCCTAACTTGTACGCCGGGCGAAACTAAAAATCCCATGTCTTTACTCCTAACTTAAAGAGAGTTATTTGTTATACAGATATTTATAAAAAAACTCTTTTACAAAAATCGTTTTTATAAGTGTTATATCATATAAATATAAACATGAATGACCATTATGAAAAATACAAAGATACCATCAAAAGGGTTTCACGAAGAAATTACCAGAAACGGGTATTCCTTATAAACGAATTTCTCACAAAAAAATCATGTATTCATTGTGGTGAAGCAGAACATGTTTGTCTAAAATTTTGGCCACATGATGCAGAAATACGCAAGATATCCAAGAGAGTTGGAACAAGTGATGATAGCCGTAAAGAAGTATTTCACCTAATTGATCAATCTGTTATCCTATGTTCTAATTGCTACATCAAGAAGCATAATGATTTAATTGAATTTATTTAGAATATTACCAACTTCCAGAACTGTCTCTTACGATAGGTGCCCAACGAGTTCCATATTCATCTACCATTTCCCCAATATTTTCATCCTCAAGTCCATTTACTATGAAACCAAATGGTGCCATATCTTGTTCTAAAGCATCTTGTTGCTCAGACATCATTGTTCTACGAATATCACTATCAGTTAATTCTTTAAAATATTGCTGATCTGTGACCCATGCAAAGATAAAAAGACATGCAACAAGATCGTCGTTGCACCCATCATCGGCTTCGAAAGAAGAACCCTTAACGATAAATGTGGACAACTCATTAATACATTCGTAATCCTCAATAATAAGCTTATTATCCTCAACCAATTGTTTGAGATTTGAACAACCGATCTTCTTTGTTGCCTTTGTGGTTCTTACTCCCAACTGCGCTCTACCACCACTGAAGCCCCCACCAAGGACTTGTCCCGCCCGTCCACGCATACTGGCCATAATTAGGTTGTCATACTCCAAGTCAAACTGCAAAGCATTAGCAACTTGTTCTCCAATATCATTAACCTCAATCAACACAAATGCTTGGTTGTATGCCCGTGCAACATCATAGATTTTGGAAGGAAATATAAGAGGTTTAATTTCATTGTCTCGATATTTTGCAACAACCCTGTATGGTATTTCACTTACATCCACAACTACAAATGCTGAATAATCATTTGATGTTCCCCGTGAAACATCAGCAGTAATAATATATGTGTGGTCTGGTTTTGGTGGAACATGCACATCAAGGCCTGCACTAGATTTTTTTGGTGTCCGATATGTCAACTGTTTAAGTTTATGTGGAGAAATCAATGTATCAATAGAACCAAGGAATTCACATTCAAACTCTGTATTAAACTGAGATTGTGAGGTATTCTTGATTGTTTCTTCTTTCCACTTTTCGTCTCTTCCAGGAACTTCACTCCAATGAACCTCAATCGGGACATAAGTATTGCGGCCTTCTTCTGCATCAACCCATAGTTTATAGAACATATTCATACCGTGTGGAGTAGAAACAATCATTACCTTTGTTGACTTACCAGATGAAATTGTAGGATACACAGAGGAAAAAAACTGCTCTGCTACATTTGCAGGAACATATGCAAACTCATCAAGAAATATGATATTATAAGAACCACCACGAACGGCACTAGCACTAGTGGACGAGGCAAGAATTTTTGATCCATTTTCTAACTCCAATGAACCTTTATTCCAACTCATTACTCCCTGTTGCAACCACTTCGGTAGATGTTCATAAGCAAGTTGTAATCGTGACAGTAGATCACGAGCAGTCGCAGCCTTATTCGCAAGAATTGCTATATTTACACTGGGGTTGAAAAGTGCATAGTGCAAAAGATATGAAATCATAATTGTAGACTTACCCGATTGTCTAGGTAGTTTACATATAGTAAAACGATTACTATGAAATGTGCCAATCATTTCCTTCTGAAAGTCATACATCTTAAATGGTATAAGACCTTCATCAAGAGAAACAATTTTAACATAATTTTCTATGAAATGTTGTGGGCTATCCATACATTTTTGATACTCAATAAGTTCTTTCTTCGTCCAATTTTGTGCGACGTTGGCCTTCTTGAGATTAGGATTACCTAGATATTGATTATCAGACATCAATAATTTCAGAGAGGTGTCCCAGTCTCTCTCTATTCCTCAAATGCTCTTCTGCAATGTCTTCTTTAGACTGACCGTAGTATGCAACCGCATTGTGTGTGTCAATCAACAACTGATTTAGAGTTGTATCATTCACAACAAACTCGCCAAGAATACGACCATATTTACCTACACCATCTCTCTTAGTGCGTAAAGTTTGTGTTGATCCAATTGGAAGATGTTTTAGGACAAACTCCTTTGCCATCAAACCATATACCTTTTCTTCTTTATCACTTGTTCTTGACTCAGGTGTGTCCACGCCATAGAAACGAATTCTTTGTTTCTTTAGCCATACTCCAAATCCAAGGTCAATGTCTACATCAGTGGTATCGCCGTCAATCACCTTTACAATTTTACATTGATATTCGTACATTATTTTTCCTTTAACATTTTCTGCAATTCAGCAGTGCTTCCGACAAACAATGCGTTCGTTACATTCTTTGGTGCATTATTAGGAACCTCTTTAAGTTTCTTCATCTTTTCTTGTAAGTCACCTAGTTTTTCGGTGACCTCTGAAACCTGTTTAATAAGATTTCCAGCAACCTCGTATGCTCTTGGATGCTCTCCTTCTTTTGCAAGTTCTAATATTCCCTCAATTGCAGTAGACCCTTGCTCAACCAACCGATAAAAATTATCCCTTTGATATTTGTAGTCATCATCAATATCATTATCAGAAATCAAGCGTTCTGGATAACGAGAAACTTCTGATTGAATCATTTTAGTAGGTAATTGATCTACCACACCAAGTGCTTTATCGATAACATTACTCATCAGAACCAGTTACTTTGTTATAAGTTTTCGCATCTTCGAAGAAAGAGTGAACCTCATTGAAACCGAAATCATCATCGGCATCAGCTGTGGTTGGATTTGGTGTAACAGTAAGTCTTTGTTGGCGTGTAGGTGATTGATCAGGCATATCAGTATATGTATCAATCTGTACTGTCTTGATAACCTTAGCAGAAGTAACAGGACCATATAGATAAAACTTACAAGTAAAATCTAAAGTATAAATGATTGCACGTCTTGTAGTAAAATCACCTTGATAATCATCTTCATAACTAATACTATTTAAAATAACAGGAATATCTTTTTTAACACCCATATCAGCATTATCATTTAACGTGATTGTGTAATCTGGTTGAAAATATGGTAAAATTTGTTCAACAATTTGTAGGGCATCATCTGACTGTTTTGCAAGAATGTAAAGTTGAAAATTAACATTGTAAGGAACTGGCATATATTGCGTGTCTAATTGTTGCGTATTGGTTGCTTCATCCTTAACTTTCTTAAATTTCTGAACACGATTTAGTTTTCGCCCCGGATCATATGTAAGCCCAGTAATCTCAAAACCAATACGAGGTAAAGTAACTGCTGCTGCTTTACTAAGGTCTGCATCATCGTTTAATCGAACAAGAAACTTCTGTCTTGGTCCATAGGCCAAGGGAACCTTCATAGTCTGTTGAACTACTCCAGAATTGTCCTTCCGAACTAATTGAATATTATTAAAAATTGTTCCAAAACCCACAACTACGTTGCGTATTGTTTCGTGGTAGAACTGCTGCCCTAGCATAATGATATATCCTTTTTCATAATATTCCCTTCATTGCCGTGTAAGGCACCTTTTTCTTTTCTTGTATTTATACAAGTTTGTAGTAATAGATTTTCCCATTAAATAGTTCTGAAATTAGCACTAATAGAAACACGATTTTCGTTACTCGCATTTTTTCCCGTCATATGTGGAACCTCAGATGGAAAAACAATCAATTTACCAACTTCAGCTTTTTCTGTTACGATGTATTCTCTAAACCCGGCCATCATACGAAAACGTATATCTCCACTATTTTCTGGTATTTTACAGTAGTAAACACAAGAAAATGGAGAATCTTTATCACTAAGGCGTCCGTTATTGTTATGCGAACCAACATGATGATGGTATTCTGTGGCAGCTTGCGGAACCGTTACATGACCCCAAATATTATCAATTTTCACCTTTTGATTAGTGACAAAAGACAGAGCGTTTACAAGAATTTCCTTAAAGTCGTTTATTGGTTTGCTATTAGGCAAGTCGTTATCCTCATAGCGACCTGCATTTTCATTATCAGAAAGTTTTCTGTCTTTATAAACCTCCACTTGATGTGCAAGTGCTTCATTATCAACATCTGGCAACTTCGTTACTAGATAATCGATAAGGACTATAGGTTTAATTTCAAATTCAAGTGTCATATTTTATTCACCTAACGTCTGTTTTATACTAAATTATAATAATAGATTTTTCCATAACCACCATATTGATTTGGACAATCAATATCACTAAAAACAGGAACAATACCGTTCTTTTCATAGTAGTGCATTGTCCAGTCCCATCGACTTTTATCTTCAATGTCATGCCCAGCAATCCAGACATACCCTCTTCTTTTAGATTCCACATTACAAAGGTTTCTAATTGTAGAGGCAATACCCTGACCAGCATAATCTTTATGAGCAGCAAAAAGACCCGGAGCAAGACCTTCTGAAATCTTCAATCCCTGACTTAACCACCAATCTCTAATGTGACCATACTTGGCTTCTTCTTTTGCGTTTCTAGGTACTACAATAGGCGAATATTTAGCAGGCTTAATAAATCTAAATCCTACACATTTGTCACCATCAAAGGCACGAATAAGGAAAACATTGTCCATCATAGAAGTTGTTTTGCAAATAGACTGAGCAACTCCTACTGAAGTATAAAGTTGTGTGCCTGCTACAATTTTACCAGCTAGATTGTGCTTTCTAACGTCATATAAAATTTCACCCATTTCATCTGTTTCTGCTTGTGATAAACTCAACAATGCTACACCATCAATAGGGTCTCTGTATTCAATAGCCATTATTAATCTCTCCCGATTCTATAAACATTATATTCGGCTGCACTCCCAGGCGTAGTGAGCGCATTTCCTCCTCTATAATAAGTAAATCCACCTGTGGATATTGAAGTAGGAAAACTTGAGCTTAAAGTATGTACAAGCACGTTGTCCCACGTTAGTTTTGTGCCAAAGGTGGTGCCACCACTGCCTTTGTCACCACCGCTAACAACAAGGTTGCCATCTTTATCAAACGATGGGTTAGGAATATACGAAGCATACTTCCATGTATTAGCTCTCATTGTATAGAACCACGGAATAGCTCCGTGAAAATCACTAATAGCTATTGCCGGAGTAGGAGTTCCCGATGTTCTTTCTGGAATACTATTATTAGTGCCTTGCCCTGCCAGCCACGGAACATTTGTACCAAAATATTGTATATCAGTTGTTGTGGTGCTTGTAGTTGCGTTTCTGGCAACAAGTTTACTCATAGAAACTGAATCACTAGCGCCTTCGACTGTTGATCTAAATGCGCTAAGAGCTAGTTGTCCAGATGCTGCATATGCTGTGACTGACATTGTTGTTATCCTATAAAATAAACTGATGTCTGTGCCAGAGCATACTCTTGAGGAAGTTGTGCCATAGCATGAGGTTCAATTTTATCTAAAGTCGCACTCTCTACTGACAAAGCCCAATCAATAAGAATATCTCTTGTAATATCATCAAACGCTACAAAACCATCAGCACTTGCTTCTGGAAGAGCAGTGACAAATACACTCTCTGCTGTTACGCCTGGATAATCACTGTGTGTCCAATCATAAGTCCACTCCACAAACTTGACGACCTTACCAAGAGCGCCTTCTTCTTTTGCACGAAACTGATTGATTGTGATGTTTGCACGAACAACTGCTACCATTTTACTTGCCTTTCTTTAACTCTTCAACTTCTGTTTTCAGTTCTTTGATTGCTTCAACGAGAAGGCCAATCATATTTTCATATCGCACAGCAAGATTTTCTTCTTCACTACCTATTTCTGCTGTTGTGTAAATAACTTCTGGTAAAACTTTTTCTACCTCTTGAGCAATCACACCAGTCATACGAACATCTGGGTTCTTTTTGTAGTTGAATGTATAACCACCAATTTGTGAAACTTTGTCAAGAGCATTCGTAATGGGTTCGATATTTTCTTTGAGACGAATATCTGAAATGCTACCAAACGCTGTGATATCACCAGTAGCAACCACAGCACCATCATCTATTTCAAAACCAGCACCCGGAAGTCTAAACTTACTGGCGCTGCCGTTACCTATAGTGATTTCATTAGATACATTTACGGCTGATGCTGCTGCGTCGTGGCCAATGATGGTGTTGTTGCTGCCAGTTGTTAGAGCATCGCCAGCAGACGGGCCGAGAATTGTATTGTCAGAGCCTGTGGTTACATTACCGCCTGCATTGTAGCCCATAAAATTATTGTGGTTGCCACTGGTTAAATCGTAGCCCGCTAGACGGCCAACAGCGATATTGTGTGAACCAGTAAGAACACCTAAGCCGAAGGCAGAGCGACCAACAGCAATATTATTAGTGGCAGTAGTTGCGTTTTGACCAGCGAAGTAGCCCATAAAGACGTTGTAGTTACCACTGGTTAAATCTTGACCAGCGCTACGGCCTATAGCTGTATTGTCCGTTCCAGTCATAACGCCCAAACCAATGGCTTCATTACCTATAGCGATGCCGTAATTAGCCGTTTTTGCGAACTCCCCTGCTTCGTTGCCCTGAAATATGTTGCCAGTGCCTGTGGTTATATTAGCGCCTGCTTGAAATCCCGAAAGAATGTTATGATTGCCGCTTGTTAAATCGTAGCCAGCTTGATAGCCAAGAACAACATTGTTTGTGCCAGTAAGAACGCCTGCGCCAATCGCTTGTCTACCAATAGCAATGTTGCTAGCGGCAGTAGTTGCGTTATATCCGGCTCGATAGCCACCAAAGAAATTGTAGGTGCCGCTGGTCAAATCGTAGCCCGCAGCATTACCAATAGCCGTATTATCAGTACCAGTAACAACGCCTGATGCCATTGCTAAATAACCAATAGCAACACCGTGATTAGCAGTTGTTGCGTTACCACCAGCTTGATAGCCCATAAAATTATTATAGGTTCCGCTGGTCAAATCGTTGCCAGCTAAACGACCAATAGCGGTGTTATCAGTGCCAGTCATAACACCTGCACTAATTGCGGCATAGCCAATAGCTATGCCATAATTAGCGGTAGTTACGTTAGAGCCTGCTGTGTAGCCCTGAAGGATGTTATGGGTGCCGCTGGTTAAATCGTAGCCAGCGCTTTGACCGAAAGCAATATTATGGTCCCCAGTAAGGACACCTAAGCCGAATACGGTCTGACCAATACCAATACTATAATTAGCGGTAGTTGCGTTAGTGCCTGCGTTATAGCCAGCAAAGAAGTTGCGTATGCCGCTGGTCAAATCTTGGCCCGCAGCACGACCGATGGCTATGTTTTCAGTGCCTGTTAGAACACCTACGCTAATAGCTTGATAGCCTATAGCAATATTCTGTGAACCAGTAGTTGCGTTAGCGCCTGCTGTGTAGCCCTGAAATACGTTGTTCGCACCTGAAGTTAAATCGTTACCTGCCTGGACCCCCATAGCAATATTAGCAGCGCCAGTAAGAACACCTGCGCCAATAGCGTCATGACCAATAGCAATTGTGTTGTCAGCAGTTGTTGCGGCGTCTGCTGCATTGCTGCCAATGATGACGTTATCGTTACCGCCGGATGCTATAGAAGCACCTGAACCGAGGCCTGCTATGAAATTTGAAGTTCCTGATGATGTGGTAACAAAACTGGTTGCGATAACAGCCGCATTAAAGGTTGCTTCACCAGCAGCACTACCATCAATCGTTAGGAAGGTTGTGTCTGCGCCACCATCTGTTCCCTTGAGGATAATATCACTATCGCTTGCAGCAGCATCAATTGTAATGTTGCCAGAACTTGTCGTTATGGTTACAGCAGCATCACCAGCAGAAATGTCATCAGCGGCAGCAGACCCGCCAGCGTCTGCAAAAGAAAATACACCACTACCGTTTGTTACTAGTGCTTGTCCATCACTACCATCAGCACTTGGAAAATCAAATGATACACCGTTAGAGGTGAAAATCAAATGACCACCATCTGAAGATATTGATTCGTTTGAGTCATGGAATTGTAATGTTGGTGTTCCACCCGTATCTGTTAATAATAATCCTGTATTATGTACATGAGTAAGTGCTATTTCATTATTAGCACCAAAGGATAAGATTGCACCATCATGTTGCAGTTCAAGGTCTTGTGTAAGTGTTACGTCACCATCAGAACCAATAGCAATGGCGTTTGTATCTGAAGTATGTCCGATATTTGTTCCGTTAATTATGATGTTATCAACTGTAAGGGCGGTTAGTGTACCCAATGAAGTGATATTTGTTTGAGCTGCACCAGTAACAGTAGCAGCAGTTCCACTCACATTACCTGTAACATTACCCGTTAGAGGACCAGCAAATGCATCGGAGGTAACTGTACCATCAAAGTACGCATTCTTGAACTCGGCAGAACTCGTACCCAAATCAACATCGTTATCTGTCGCTGGAACTAAAGCGCCATCAACAAGTTTTATCTGGTGTGCGTTTGCAGCGTAGAAATGGATTTCATCAGCAGTCTCAAAGTCGATTTTTGTCTGGTCATCCTCACCAATCTTAATATCAGTAGCGAGTAGTGAAGTGATTGTAGTCTGTGCAGCATTAATTGCAAAGTCTATTGTATTGTCAGCGTCCTGATAAGTTACTGTGATACCTGTTTCAGTATTGGAACTGACCATCGCACCAGCAGTATCGCTGATGAATTCTGCAAGTGCAGTGCCATTGACTGTAATTGCGTCTGCTTCAAGAGTACCATCAATATCTACGTCACCAGAAACGTCTAGGCTACCAGCGTCTAATTCACCAGATAAGGTAAAGTTTCTTACACCAGTGTAGTCCTTATTT